CAATACAACTACAACCCGCCCGGACTCGACGACCAGATTCGCTCGGCTCTTACCGGTCAGGCATATTTGGGCACCACCTATACACCAGACATGCTTTTGAAGAAAGCCAAGGATTCAGCCAAAATCATGTACTCGCAGTTCAGCGAACAGTTTGACCAGGGCTACACGATTGAGGATGTATTCGAACCGTACCGAAACATTGCGGCACAAACCCTCGAAAAAAACCCAATGGATATCCGCATGGATGACCCAAAGTTCTCAGTGGTTTTCAATAAGCGACCAGATGGTACGAGCATGACTGCCGAGGACTTTCAGTACATTTTGCGCAAAGACCCCAAATACGGCTGGAGCAAAACAAGACAAGCAAAAAATCAGGCGATTAGTCTCATCAATCTTCTTGAGAAAAACTGGGGGCTGATGCAATGAGCGACATAACCTACGACCCAACGCAGCAGATGGATGTCCCTGTTTCTCAAGCGCGTTCGGTTACAAACGTAACTCGGCCAGCCAAAACAGAGGAACCCGTAAACACAAAACCCACCAAGACGCCAGCACAAATGCTTGCCGAAGCCAATGCAGCACGTCTTGGAACAATCCGTTCCGCTGCAGAACGAACCGGCGGCTACTACACGGCAGCAGAACAGGACTACATCGACAGTCTCGTAGCGGGTGCTGAATCTGGAACATACTCCGCAGAGGATGTTTTGAGCGAACTGGACAGGTTGTATTCAAACAGGCCATCATCTGATAACAGCAGTGGCGGCAACGACTCCACGTCCGTTAGCGGCGACTCCAAGTCGCTAATTCAATCATGGCTTGCCAAGTATGGACTCGGCTCTCTTGCGGGCAACATAGATGAAATCATGGCTCGAGGTATTGAATCAGAATCTGCCGTATTGTTTGAACTTCGTCAAACCGAGGCGTACAAAAAACGGTTTGCTGCAAATGCCAAACGAGTTGCCGCCGGACTTGCCGAACTTACCCCAGCAACCTATGTCGAGATGGAAAACCTGTACCGCCAAATCATGAAATCAAACGGCATGGACCGTTACTTCAACCGCCCAGACATCATCGAGAGTCTTCTGTCCGGCGATGTTTCCGGACAGGAACTGCAGTCAAGAATCAATGAGGGTTACCGCAGGGTCCAGGAAGCAGACGTTGCCACCAAGACACAAATGCGCGAACTGTACGGGGTGGAAGATGCCGATTTGGCGGCATACTTTTTGAACCCAACCGAAACCATGCCCGCTCTTACCCGAAGGGCAGAGGCAGCCAAATTGGCAGCCCGAGCCAAAGAACAGGGCGGCATGCAACTTACCGCTGCCGGGGCAGAAGAACTTGCCGCTCGTGGAATCTCCGAGGCTGCTGCCTTCGAAACATTCGGAACCATGGCTCAAAAGCGTGGCATTTACGAAACCATGACCGGCGAAGAGTCAACAGCCCTTAGCCAGCAAGAACAACTCGGAGCGGCGTTCGGCTACGACCCTGAAGCACAAAAGAAACTGGCAGAACGTGTTGCCCTTCGTCGCGCCCAATTCCAGGGCGGTGGACGATTTGCCTCAACTACTGGAGCAACAGCGGGAACCATCGAAACCGGTGCAGGGATGGCACGGTAGTTCCTTGACATAAGCACCCTTGTGGTGTATTGTTTGTTTGTCGGGTTCCCCCGCCCCGACCTCAGAAAAAAGGGTGTACGCAGCCTTCTGGGTCCTCCACCTGGAAGTGGGCAGAACGGAGTGAGCACATGTCAGATGTCAACGATGAGTTCGGTGACGAGACGAGCGAAACGGTAACCAAAGACCCCGTACGCGCACACCTTCGAAAGGTGGAGCAGGAGAACAAACTTCTCCGGCAGCAAGCGCAAGAGTTTGAATCCCTGAAGAGGAAGATGGCTTTCGCTGAGGCAGGCATTGATGTGAATGCCCCACAGGCCAAATACTTCATCAAGGGTTACGACGGCGAGGTCTCAGCCGAAGCGATTCGGGCGGCAGCACAAGAGGTGAACCTCTTACCGCAGCAGCAGCAACCGAAAGAAGTAGTGGACGATTCCGAGAAAAGGGCTTGGGCCAGACTTCAGAGGGCGAGCACCGCTGGCGAGCAAACTGACGACCAAGTCGATTGGGTAAAGAAGTTGAACTCAACTCGCACTCAGGACGAAGTAATGCATCTACTTGCGCAAATGAGAGAACAAGCAGAAAACATCTAGCCCGCAGGCCCCCGTGCCTGTCGGGGGAAAGCAATAACAGGTAATGTCCAAGACACAACAGAGCAGCCTGCTCACAGACCAGGTTGCATTTGACAGGATTGCGTACTTCGCACTCCGCAGCGAACTTCTGTTCGACGCGGTTGCAGACGTGATGCCCGTCGCACAAGCAATGCCCGGTTCGAGCGTCAAGTTCACCATCTTCAACGATTTGGATGAAAAGACCTCGACCCTTACTGAAGACACCGACGTCACTCCAGTGGCGATGGGTGACAGCCAGGTTGAAGTCACCCTTGCTGAGTACGGCAACGCAGTGAACACGACCGCCAAGTTGCGCGGCACGTCGTTCCTCGATGTCGATGCGGCAGCAGCCAACCTGGTTGGTTACAACGCTGGCATCAGCATTGACGGCGTCATCCGTGACGTCCTTGCCGCTGGCACCAACGTCATTTACGGTGGCGGTGGAGCATCCACCCCGTCGGCTCGAATTGACCTGGCCGTTGATGACATCATCACCGCCAACGACATTCGCAAGACCGTCGCTGCGTTGCGTAAGGCAAACGCCGTGTCGTTCAATGGCATGTACATGGGCTTCATTCACCCAGACGTGTCGTACGACCTCCGTCGCGAGACGGGTGTTGCCTCATGGCGCGACCCGCACGTGTACAGCGACCCGGCCAACATCTACAACGGCGAAATTGGAGCCTTCGAAGGCGTGCGTTTCATTGAGACGCCGCGCGCGAAAATCTTCACCAACGCCTTCAACGGTGCTGGCGCAGTTGGAACCGGCGACGCGTACTGCACGCACATCGCTGGCCGTCAGGCGCTTGCCAAGGCTCACTCAATCGTGGATGGCAATGGCGCGTTCCCACGCGTCGTTCGCGGTCCGGTGGTTGACGTGCTCCAGCGCTTCCAGCCTGTCGGCTGGTACTGGCTCGGTGGCTACGCGCGATTCCGTGAGGCTTCGCTGCGCCGCATTGAGTCGGCATCGAGCATCGGTGCAAACAGCGTCTGATAATTAGGCGCAAGTAATACGAAGTGGGGGGCCGGGTTTCATCCCCTGGCCCGGCCCCCCATATTTCCCTGCTATCATTTGTCACGAGGTAACTGATGTCCGGTATTTCTAACTACGCCGAGAACAAACTTCTTGACACGCTGCGCAACCAGTCGTTCTCGGTTGCAAATGTCTACGTGAAACTGCATACGGGGGACCCTGGGGAAGCGGGCACAAGCAACGCAGCCGCAGAGACAACTCGCAGGGAGGTCACGTTCTCTGCCGCGTCAAGCGGTTCGATGGCGTCGTCTGCGACGGTTGAGTGGACCAACGTTTCTACGACGGAAACCTATTCGCATTTTTCGCTGTGGGACAACTCGACTGCTGGCAACTGCCTGTGGAAAGGTGCGCTGTCGTCTTCGGCCGCTGTCACCGCAGGCGACACCTTTCAGATTACGTCGCTTACGCTGACGCTTGACTAACTAAGGTAGCCACATGGCTACTGGAGTAACCGACTTTTCTTTCGGGTTCACCGACACTCCTGGGTTTCGGGAGTTTGAGGAAGTACCGAACTATGCGTACCGCAAGGTCGTCTATTTTGCTTCGCCGTTCAAGACGACGCAGGGTTTCTATCGCGGCCTAGTCGTCGTTGACCGTACTGCTTCAGCAGCAGGTACAGGGTCGTCAACTGCGCAACGTCTAGTTCTATCGCTGCGTACTGCGACAGGTTCAGGGTCAGGTGCATCATCGACCACTACTGTGCTGGTGGCGAAGCGTACGGCACTTGCGGCTGGTGCGGGTGGTTCGTCGGCTGAGGGTGAGAGGGTGGTCGGCAGGACCGCTACTGCGAGTGGTGTGGGTACTACGGGGGGTGGTGCGACTGGTTTGCACATCGCACCCCGTACGGCGACGGCAGCAGGTACGGGTGGTTCTGACGCACAGCGCAACGTGGTTCGTGCGTACACGGCTTCGGCAGCAGGGGTGGGGTCGTCTAGTGCCACAGGGCTGCGTATCGTGCCTCGTAGCGCATCTGGGGCAGGCTCAGGGGGTTCTACGGTTGACGGTGAAGTTACCCGTGCACGTACCGCTACGGCGGCAGGGGCGGGCGGGTCAAGTGTCAGCCAGTTGCACATTGCACCGCGTACCGCCACAGGGTCGGGTGCAGGGTCGTCGGTTGTCGTCAAAGTCATTACCCGTTTCCGCACCGCTACCGCATCGGGTACGGGCGGCAGGGAGACTATTTCGGCTCGCGTCGCCCAACGCAGCGCCTCCGCATCTGGCGCGGGCACGAGCAGCAACAGCATTGTCAAACTGCTTCTGTTCATTCCGCCAGCAACTACCGAGATTGCCGCAGCCGACCGTGACGACATGTCCATCGCGGGTCGCCTGTTCCGTTACGCACAACCAACCTACGCTGGCAGCAACGTCTACAAACTGACCGATGGAACCTATACGACGGTAGAGCAACGGGACTACACGCTGATTGCCAAGATTTACTACGGCGGGTCCAAGAACTTCGTGACAGCAGAAGAGAAGGCCGACTTGGTTGCAGCAGGCTACGGTGGGTATGTATCATGAGCATTTTTCGACCACCCACAGACAACTTTGTCCCATTGGCCCTACCGCCATCACAGGAATCCACCCAAGAGCAACGCCTGGCATATGGGTTGTATCGACATTATGCGAATGACCCAAGAGGTAGAAACGTCTTCAAACTTACTGACGGTACGTTCACCGAAAATGAACCCTATGACATGACCCTGGTTGCCAAAATTTATTGGGGTGGCTCTGATAACCTGGTTACCAGCACAGAAATAGCGGAATTGACAGCAGCAGGCTACGGGGAATACATTTCGTGAAACACAGGGAGACGCACCCCAATCTCGATGTTGAAGGCTGCTTTGCATGCAGAGTGTCTCATTTTCGTGTATCTGGTGCTGCCACCCCTACGCGTCACAATGTTTCGGAGTTGAATAGCAAAGAGCGCCAACTCGACAAAGACCTCGATGCATACAAGCGCATCAGGAAAACCGGTGGACAACCCACCCAGATTGACGGGTCTGCCCGTCTGGAGGCGACGGCTAACTAATGGCTGCCAAGAAGAAAACCAAGTCACGCGTGAATGAGGCTGGCAACTACACCAAGCCCGAGATGCGCAAGCGCCTGTTCAAAAAAATCAAGGCTGGCTCCAAGGGTGGAGACCCCGGCGAATGGTCGGCGCGCAAAGCACAACTGCTTGCTTCCGAGTACAAGAAGGCTGGCGGGGGTTACAAATAATGGCTTTGGCTAAATCCCAGAAGTCGCTGAAGGACTGGACCGCCCAGAAGTGGCGCACGTCCGATGGCAAACCATCCAAGGGCAAGAAGCGCTACCTGCCGGACGCGGCATGGAATGCGCTTAGCCCGTCTGAAAAAGCCGCAACAAACAAGGCAAAAGCCAAGGGGAACAAGGCTGGCAAGCAGTTTGTCATCGG